ACATATACTCGTACAGACACCGATGCGAGACAGATGGGTGTTATTGCTCAGGAAATCATGGACGTTATTCCTGAGGTTGTTCTTGGATCTGAAGAAACACACTACAGTGTCGCATACGGTAACATTGTTGGTCTCCTTATCGAGGCGATTAAGGAACAACAAACACATATAAATAATCTAGAAGAAAAAGTCAATCTATTATTAGAAGGCAAACAATAATGGCACTTACGTATGAATGGAAGATCAAGAGCCTGAAGAAGCAGGACGATCCTTCTGTAGAACTTGATGATATCATCGTTCAAACTTACTGGGAATGCACTGGAACAGATGCAGATGGTAACTCTGGAACGTTTCATGGTGCAACACCATTTGAACCTGATCAAGTAGATCCAGATGATTTTACTACATATGAGAATCTAACTGAAGCACAGGTGCTTAGCTGGGTCCAAGCTGTAGTGGATGCTAACCCTACTTACAAAGCTCATATTGACGACCAGATCCAAAAGCAGATTGACGAGATTGCTCGTCCTAAGGTTGAAGTTTCAGGTGATAATTTACCATGGGCTGAACCAGCAGCAACTTCTAACACAACCCCAACAGCCAATACCTAATTAATGGAGATTTATAATGGCAACTAATCCTGAACTTGACCCGAAGCTTGTTGAAAACCAGCAGGCGCAACCGGTTCCAGTAGTTAAACTTGAATTGAACGTAAATGAGCTTAACGTGGTCATGGCCGCTCTTCAGGAGCTTCCACACCGCGTAGCAGATCCTCTTCTGCGCAAGCTCATGGAGCAGGCGCAAGCACAACTGAACCAAGGGTAATAACATATGAAGAATATAGCATTTCTAGCTCTTGCCGCTGCTTTTCTAGCCGCATGTACACCATCTGAACCAACACCACCAGCAGATCCAAATGTAGGCGGCGAGGCTGGCGGAGGAGAAGGTGATGGTGTTAACGCCCCAAGTCTAGACGAACAACAAAAATAATAAATGACACTACAGTCCTCTGGTGCTATCTCCTTGGCTAACGTTAATGTCGAGCTAGGCAGAAGTTCCACTACCAATATTTCTTTAAACGAATCTGCAGTTCGTACGTTGGCCGGAGTAGCGTCGGGGACTATTTCTTTATCTAATCTTTACGGCAAATCTGCTATTACGTTTACACCTGCATCTGGCGGTACAGTATCGAACACCGGTATTATATCATCGTCTGTAACAGTATCATCTAGTGCTGCTGTTACGTTTACTTTCACTACATCAAGCTCCTCTGGGGGGACTGTTTCTTCGAGTATAGCCTCAACATCGATTACTATTTACTTAGATTCGAACACGTATTGGGACGATCTCAACAACAATGGTATATTAGAAGTGGGTGAAACAGGATATTTTGCAGCCTCCGCTAACGGAACTATAACAGCGACTTCCGGAGGCTCTACAATTGGTAGCTGGAATTGGTCGTTGTCCAACGAAGGTCAGGCGCCCTGATGGCTTATAAAGCCTTAACCCAAAGTTTCTAACCTGTCAGCCGGATTCTAAAATCAAATTGGCATTCTATGAATAAATAAATAAAGAAAAAATAGGATGCTAATATGGCTGTACCAACAACAAAAGCTGAGTTCAAAGAATATTGCCTACGTAAACTAGGTAAGCCGGTAATTGAGATCAACGTTGATGATGATCAGGTAGACGATCGCATCGACGAGGCGATTCGTTATTGGTACGACTACCACTTCGATGGCTCAGACAGAATCTACTATAAGCATCAGGTAACTGATACTGACAAAGCCAACAAGTATATTACCCTTCCAGAGAATATTATCGGCGCGGTTCGCGTCTTCCAGATCGGCGATCCATCAATCCGCGCCGACGACCTCTTCAATATTCGTTACCAGATCGCCCTGAACGACCTCTATACATTGACAAACGTCTCTCTCGTTCCTTACTATATGGTAATGGAACATCTTGCACTTGTCACCGAGCTTCTTGTTGGCCAGCAACCGATTCGTTATGCTCGTCACAAAGACCGCCTCCATGTCGATATGGACTGGAATACTGTTCCGGCCGGTACATACCTCCTTGTCGAGGCGTACGAGGTTGTGAATCCAGAGACATGGACAGATGCATGGAACGATCGTTGGCTCCAGAACTACGCGACGACTCTGATCAAGAGACAGTGGGGATCGAACCTCACTAAGTTTACAGGCATGCAGCTTCCTGGCGGTGTACAGTTTAACGGGGAAAAGATCTACGACGATGCTACCGAAGAGATTCGTCGTATGGAAGACGAGATGATCTCATCTTACTCTCTTCCAGTACTTGACATGATCGGATAAGATCTTGACTACCAATTTCTATTTCAATAATTTTCAGAATAGCCAAGAACAGCTTTTGATAGAGGATCTCGTGCTTGAGTCTATCAAGATCTATGGCCATGATATGTGGTATTGTCCTAGAACCTTGGTAGCAAAAGACGATATCTATGGTGAAGACACGATCTCAGAATATAACAGCGCTTATCTAATCGACCTGTATATCAAGAACGTCGATAGTTATGAAGGCGATGGCACCTTCCTATCCAAGTTCAATCTTGAGATTCGTGATCAGATGACTCTGACCGTGTCATTTAGAAACTTCATGAACGAGGTTGGTAGTATTGCAACCATCGATCGTCCTCGAGAAGGCGATCTCATCTATATTCCAATGCTTGATCGTCTGTTCATCATCAAGTACGTAAGTAAGAACGCCGTGTTCTATCAGATGGGCTCGATCCAGATGTACGATCTGGTCTGCGAGATGTTTGAATACAGCTCCGAAAAACTCAATACCGGCATCGAAGCCATCGATAGTATTGAAAAGGATCTTTCACTGAACGCGTCCGACTACTCGCTTCTTACACAGGACGGGTTCATTATCACTGACCAAGACGGATATCAGATCATTCAAAGCGGATATAACTTCGAAACTCAAGCAAGAGATCCATACGAAGACAATACCGAATTCCAAGTGGAGGGTGAAAGCATTCTTGACTGGACTCAAATCGACCCATTTAGCGAAGGGAACGTATAATGTTCGGTCGCACCTATCACCATGACGTACTGAGAAAGTACGTAATCATCTTCGGAACCGTCTTCAATAATATCTGGATTACCCGAGACGATAAGAACGGCGAGTCTATTCAGACGCTGAAGGTTCCTCTCTCGTATGGTCCGAAGGAGAAGTTCCTGGCCCGTGTCGATAGCAACCCAACGCTGTCGAACAAGGTCGGTGTAGTCCTTCCACGTATCTCCTTCGAGATGACCTCTTTCACATACGACTCTGAAAGAAAACGTAATACGCTAAACAGAATCTATAAACAACCGACAAACAACGGAACAGACGATCGCATCGCCTATCAGTATGCTCCTGTGCCATACAACATCACATTCCAAATGTCGATCATGGTAAAGAACGCAGAGGATGGCACGCGAATCGTCGAACAGATCCTGCCGTTCTTTACCCCGGAATGGACAGCAACCGTAAACCTGGTTCCGGAGATCGGCGGCACGTTTGACATTCCGATCATCTTGAACGACGTAAACGTTAGTGATTCTTATGAAGGCAGTTTCGAAGAGAGAAGAGCCATCATCTGGGATCTGACGTTCACGATGAAGGCATACGTATTCGGTCCGACCAAGAAGTCCGGTCTTATCAAGTTCGTTGAAGCTAACATTCACACAACACTCGACGAGAGTTCTGACCCGGCAGTCACGGTGACAGCACAACCAGGTCTGACTGCAAACGGTCAACCAACAAGTAACGCAGCAAACTCTATTGATTATCTTGAAATCAAATCGACAGATAACTATGGATTCATCAATGACTTTATAGAGAAGTTCTAATGAGTAACCTAGATAAATTTACCGGCGGTGGATTGCCGGCTGTTATTGAGCAGAAGAAGATAACGCAGGTCGATGCAGACTTTGAGTTTGCTCGCGAGAACCTGATGGACGTGATCAACAAGGGCCAGGAAGCTCTGTTCGATCTGATGGATGTGGCTCGTCAGAGCCAGCATCCGAGAGCGTACGAGGTCCTTTCGACTATGATGAATACCATGGTCGGTGCCAGTAAAGACCTACTCGATCTGCAAGCCAAGAAGAAAAAGCTTCTTGAGGACGATCCTGCAGCTACACCGCAACAAGTCACAAACAATCTCTTTGTCGGATCGACAGCAGAATTGCAAAAGTACTTAAAACAACAGAAGTCAAATGGCGAGTGAAAACTATCTCGGTAATCCGAGACTCAAACGCGCAGACACTAAGGTAGAGTATACTCCAGAACAGGTATCCGAGTACATCAAGTGTTCTCAGGATCCGATCTATTTCATCTTAACCTATTGTAAGATCGTTAACATCGATAAAGGCCTGATCGTGTTCCCGCTCTGGGAATTCCAGAAGGAGATGATTCTCGCCTTTGAAGACAACCGATTCGTCATCTGTAAGATGCCTCGTCAGGTTGGTAAGACGACTACCGTTGCTGCATACCTGCTCTGGAAGATCCTCTTTAACGAAGAATACTCGATCGCTATCCTGGCAAACAAGGACAGACAGGCTCGAGAGATTCTTGG